TGAAATGGACAACAACTTTAGAAAAAATGAAAGTTGATAGTATTCGTAATACAAATATTATTAAAAGAACTTTTAACACTATTGGGCATGCATGGGCTGCTGTAACAAGTAAAATGGTAGCCATGTGGGAAGGCGCAATGGGTATGATAACTGCTATTGGTAGAGGAGCCATGATGGCTCTTAACAAAGCAATGGGACTTTTAGGTATAATTGGGATGATCGCAGCTTTAATAGGTATGTTAAAGCAAGGATATGACTGGATTCAAAAAATGTTTAGTCCCGAAAGTGTTATTAGATTTAGAGAAGAAGTAAAAAAAGTAAAAGATGAGTTTAAGAGCTTCAATGAAGAATTTATGAAAATTGGAGCTGCTTTTAGTTCTCAATTTGTAGATTTTTCCACAGGGGGAGACGCAATGATCTTCTTAGGAAAAGCAATTGATTCCATACCTATAAAAAGATTAGAGGATGCTCTACTTTTATCCGATAAATATGCACCTGTAAATAAAGATTTATATGAGTCTTATTCAGAAATGATAACAGGATTAACAAAACTAAATCCATTATTTGCAGCTTTTAATATTTCAGCTAATCAGAGAAATATAGCATTAGAAAAACAAGTAAAATCATTAAAACCATATTTAGAATACTACAGTAAATTAGGAAAAATAAATCAAGAGCAAGCTTCAAATTTAGAAAAGTTAAATAGGCTAGAAGCAGAAGGTATGTTTAAAGAAGATAGCATGTTACAAGCTGCTCGCATATATGGACAGATAGCATATGCTGAAAAACAAGCTGCAGATCAAGCAGCATTAATAGCAAAACAAAAAGGACTAACTGCATACCAATTAAAAAAAATAGCAGAGCGACAAAAACAAGATGAAGATAGTAGCAGAAAAAATCTAAAATTAGCACAAGATATTTTAGGGGTATTTAAGCAGCAAACTCAAGTAAAAGCAGAACAACTAGTTATAGAAACTCAATTAAGAATTGCAAGCAAATTTTCAAATAAAATATTAGCAAATAATTTAAAAATCCGACAGCTAGAAAATAAGATTATGGAAGAGTCTGCAAAGTTAGAGATTGATAAATTAAAGTATGCTAAGTCAAATGACCTGACCTTAAAAAATCAATTAGCAATACGTGAAAAACAAATAGAGTTACAACAAATTGAACTAGAAATGGAAAAATCTCTACTTAATTATAGAGAACAATTTATCAGAACAGCAGGTTCAGCAACTCAAACAGAAATGGGGGATGCTTTTTATAATGCAATCATCGGAAAAGAAACCAGCTTAAGAGATGCTTTATTAAATATGGCACAAGGGGTTGGGGATGCATTAGCAAAGAAAATATCTGAGCAAATGGCAGAACAAGCCACCAGTTTTTTATCTAACATTCCTGGTCTTGGATTTCTTAAAGATCCACAAGAGCAGCTAATGGATAGAGTACAGATTGTTCAAGATCAGCTTTTAAGTATAATTGAACAACAAGCTGCCAAAGAAGAGAAATTTATAGAAAGTGGTGGAGAAGTAGGAGAAGCTTTAAATAAATTAAGAGATGAATTACCAAAAGTATTTACATCTGGCTCTACCGAATTTAAAGACGCTATAATTGAAGCAAGTAAAATAGGATCCCAAATGTACTGGCAGGCAATCCAGGGAAGTCAAAAACCAGACCCAACAAATCTTCAAGATACTGCTTTAGATGCACTTAAGAACAAAAAAGATGTTGGAACTGCAGTAGGAGACGCAGCAAAAAATAATGCTCTTCTTGAAGGTAAAACTGAAGCAGAGGCAACCCTAATTGGTAGTATTGCAAAAACAGATATAGATCAGAAACTTGGTGGAAATATAATGTCAACTGCAGGGTCTATGTCAGATATTGGTAGCTTATTATCAAATAACAAACTTGGTGCGATAAATGCGCAAGATGTGTTAGCTAATACACTAACAAGTGAAATAGACAAAGGAAGTGATCTTTGGAGTATGATTTCAGGAATGTTTGGATCTCCATTCGGGAGTATGTTTGGAGGGCTTTTTGGAATGGCAAAAGGTGGTATCATGGGATACGAAAGCGGAGGAGTTGCTAGTGACCCAACCTACATAGTTGGAGAAGGTAAAAATTACGAAGCAGTTGTACCACTACCTGATAATAGATCTATTCCAGTAAAAATGAATGGTAATCAAGGAACAAATAATGTATCTGTAAATGTAAACATGGACGGCTCCTCAAGTACTACAGCAACAGGAGATGACGCAGCAGCTTTCGGCGCAGCCGTCTCTGCCGCTGTTCAAGAAGAAATACAAAAACAAACAAGACCTGGCGGTATATTAAATAGAGGTAAAGGCTAATGGCAATAGGATTTAATGTAGGTGGAAGTTTAGGAGTTGTAGCTCCAGATAAAGGGTTTACTAGAAAGACAACTCCAAAAGTACACTTAGCACAATTTGGAGATGGTTACGAGCAAAGAATCGTAAATGGTATAAATAGTTTAGCAGAAGATTTTTCAATCTCTATAGCAAATAGACCAAAAGATGAGGTTGATGATATAGTAGATTTTTTTGAATCAAAAGCAGGTGCTACTGCATTTGATTATACATTTTCAAATTCAAATGAAGCTGGAAGTGAACAAACAGTCAAAGTCGTATGTTCAGATTGGACTATGACTTGGGCATATGATGATTTTTATAGTTTAAATTGTACTTTTAGAAGAGTTTACGAAGCATGAGTGATTTAATATCAGCAGTTCAACAAATTGAGCCAGGCAGTGGTCTGGTTTATTTATATGAGATAGAAATTGCTGACGATACATGGAAATATTTTTCACCTTACAATAATGCAAACTTAACTAGTTTGCAAATGTATGATTACGCTTCAAATTCTCAGTTAAATACATACTATCCTTATCCTGTGATTGCAAAAGGATTTGAGCAAAAGATTGATGGAGTTTTACCAAGACCTACAATAACATTTGGCTTAGCTTCAAATTATCAAACAGCAAATACAAATACAAACGTTTATTTAGCAGCTGGTGGAGATTGGGATAGTTTATTAGGTAGAAGAATTGTAAGAAGAACAACACTTGCAAAATACCTTGTTGGAGGAGCAAGTAATCCAGGCTCAGGTAATACTCCAGTAGAGTTTCCAAGACAAGTTTGGATTATTGATCGAATTAAAGCAGAAACAAAAGCATCTGTAGAGTTTGAACTAAATAGCCCTTTTGATCTTGATGGTGTAAGATTACCAGCAAGAACTGTAGTTGGAAATGCCTGTGCTTTTATTTATACAGGTGCTTCACCAACATATATGCCTGCAGAAAAAAGAGGTGGGTGTTCTTGGCATAGAGAAGGTAAACTTTCTCCAAAGAATATTTATCCAAGTGGACAAAATCCTGATGAAACAGTATTTACTATTTATGTAAATCAAGATGATAAATATATTATAAATAGTTCTACATCCTTTACTAATTGGGATGCAGCTGCAGGCGGTGCAAGTATTGCTGCCGATAGTTTTTTATCAAGTAATGTAGCAGTAGCAGCTGTAGCAGCAAATGGAGCAATATCAAGTGCAACTGTAAAAGATTATTGGCAAGCCGCTACAGCAGGAACAAAAACTTCACTAGGTACTCCATCGGATACAAATTCAAACTTTAATAGAGTTGTTACTTACAGTCAATGGACAAGTGGAACAACCTATACATGTTATACGAATGATATATACAATCCGTATGTGATAGCAAATACTACAATACAAGCTGCAAATACTGCGCATTTTCCTACTAGCCCAAGTAACGGAGACACAACCGATAGACTTGGAGCAATATGGACTTATGTAAGTGCAAACTCGGCTTGGGAAAGAACACAACAGTTTTGTTGGAAAGCAAAACAAACAAACATAGGCAATACTCCAGATTTTGGAATTTATTGGGAAAGAGGAGATAGTTGTGGTAAGAGATTAAAATCATGTAATATGAGATTTAACTTTAATCCAATTACTTATAATAGTTCAACTTCTAATCCCAAAGCAACACCAAGCACAAATGCGGTGTTACCATTTGGAGGGTTTCCAGGAAGTAAGAAATTCTCATGATGGAGGAAATCTTTGAGGCTGCTAAGAAAGCAGCTCCTGAGGAAATGTGTGGACTTATTGTCCAACAAGGCGATACAAAAAAATTTATATTTTGTGAAAATTTGGCAGAGGATAAATTAAATACTTTTAAAATCGCCCCAGAGTTATTAGTTAAATATCAACTGATTTCAAAAATTTTATATGTAGTCCATAGTCACTACATGGAAGATTGTAAACCAAGTCAGCATGACAAAGATCATGCAAAAGCATTAGGTATTCCTTACATGATTGTAAGTTATCCAGATAAAGAAATAGAAATTTATGACCCACGTTAAGTTATTAGGAGAATTAGGAGAAAAATTCGGTACCGATTGGGAATGTTCGGGGAATACTTTTCGTGATGTAATTAAACTTATCGAGTGCCAAACAGAAGGGTTTGCAGAAACTTTAGCAGAATATGTTGAAAAAGGAATTGGACTAGAAGTAGTTAATGGGGATAAATTAATTGAAACAGAAGAAGAAGCATTTGAATTATTGCTTCCCATTCTAAAAGACACAGTTTATATAACTCCTATTCCACAAGGATCAGGAAGTTTAGGTAAGATAGTAGCTGGTATAGCACTTATAGTAGCAGCTCCTTGGGCAGTCTCTAGTTTAATGACCGCAGGAGGTGGAGCACTAGGAAGTAGTATGTGGGGTGCAAAATTAGTTACAGCACTTGGACAAGCTATGACTTCTTTAGGAGTTTCTCTTCTTATGGGTGGAGTTACTGAAATGTTAGCTCCTGATACACCAGGCGAATCACCAGATAGTTATTTATTTGGAAATACAGAAGAAAATATGAAACAAGGCTCACCTGTACCAATCTGCTATGGACAATTAGTAGTTCCAGGTGTAGTAATGAATTTTGGTTATATAGATCACAAACTTACAACTGTACCACATGGTTATACACGTGTTGCAAACGGCTCTATTAATTCTGCTGCTGGTTCTGGTAGCGGAGGCGGTAACGGAGGTGGTACCGGCGGCGGTACACCTGGTATTGATGATGAATCATATAGATGGACTTTTAATTTAGAATAATGGCAATAAAAAATAACTATCCAACAACAGGAACAAACGGTCAAACAACGACCAGAAATATTGTAAATAGCCCTAATCAGCATCAGACTGCGGCTGTCTATGATCTTATCTCTGAAGGACCAATTGAAGGTTTAGTCGATGGTGCGTCCTCTATTTATCTTGATACTTCCCCAATTTTAGCAAATCCATATAAGAATGTATATGCAAAAGCAGCTTACTCTCTTAATATAGATTTTGACTCTGCAAATTTAGCAATTACTGATAATTCGGCAAATATGTTTAATGGTGCAGATGCTGCTGCAGGTACTCAATATGTTGTAATTAAAGATGGTAAAAAATTAATAACAACAGGATTATCAGGTACAGCAAACTCTACAACTTTAACAGCAGCTTCAAGTTTCTTTGCTGCAGATGATATTTCTCTAGCAGGATTACCACCACAAAGAATACGAATTACAGGAGCAAATGAAGATGGATCAACATTTGTAACAACTATTGAAAAATTTGCAAATGCTACTTCAGTTAGTCTTGCAGATCCGCTTCCTACTACTTTCTCTAGTAAAACAGGTACTATTGATAAAGTTGGAAAATTAGCATCTGTATCAAATGCAACTTATGCAACTATCTCAAATATTACAGCAGCAGATACAAATGAAGTATATGCAAATGGAGTTTCAGTAACTACAAGTTCAAGTTACGGTACAGCAGTAAGAGATGTTACAGGATCTTCCGCAACTATTTCTACACCACGAAAAACTGTAGATGATGATCCAATTTATAACCATGGTAATGTAGCTTATGCTTTCTTATCAGGTGCACCAGATCAACCATGGTTACAAACACCTGTTGATATAGGTTCTGCTTCTGTAATTTATAACGCAAATACAGAAATTAAACAAACAGATTTATCATATGCAGGTATTTCAGGATATTCAGCAAATAATAATACTTCAGGAGGCTACTCAGGTAATACTGCTCAACTAGCAGTTGGTGGTAATGTAGTAGTATCTTCCACTCAATTAGGAATTGGAACCCAAGTTCCAGAGGTAGATAGATTAAAACTTGCATTTAGATTTGATCAACTCTATGCTTTTAAAGCAGCGTCAGGTGACGAAGCTATTGCCTATGTTGAGTTAAGAATTTTCTTACAATATAAAAAACAAGGACAAACAAACTTTACCGAAAAGTTAGTATTTGGTCCAACAGATTCACAATTATCAGCACGTCCAGCAGGACAAATTACTTCTTGGTTCTCTAAATCAAGAGCAGGACACACATTTAACAGTGGATATGTTCAAGCAGAATGTAAAAATCCATTTATTGAAATGTTCGACATTGACTTATCAGAGTATGCTCCGTTAGAAGATGTTGGACTCAAAATTCAAAGAGTTAACCCCACTAATGCAAAACATGGTAAATATATTCATTATAACCCTTGTGTCTTGCAATCAGTAGAGTCAATACTTATAGATAAACTTTCATACCCTCATGCAGCTTATGCCGCATTGATATTTGATGCAGAGCATTTTCAAAATATTCCAAAGCGTGGATATGAAGTTAAGGGAATGAAAATAAAAGTTCCTACTAACTATTTTCCAGCAGGATCAAAATATGCAGATGGTACAGAAGTACAAAATGCAAGCTATACTCGTAATAAAACTACAGGTGCAAATGATGGGCAATATGTAGCATGGGATGGAACATTTAGAGGTGATAGAACTGTCTACAAAGGAGACAGTATAAACTTTGATACAGTTTATTGTAATAACCCAGCATGGGTATTTTATGATATTCTCACGAATGATAGATATGGACTTGGTACATATATAACAAAAGATGATGTAGATATTTATGAATTATATAAAATTGCAAGATATTGTGACGAACTCGTACCAGATGGAAAAGGTGGTACTGAGCCAAGATTTACATGTAATGTTTACTTAAAAGAACAAGCAGAAGCTATAAAAGTACTGAATGATTTAACAACTATCTTTAGAGGTATGCTTTTATGGATGGATGGTAAAGTATATCCTGCAATAAATAGATTAAAAAATCCAGTTTATACTTTCTCTAAAGCAAACGTATTAGAAGGAGCATTTACTTATCAGTCTACAAGAAATAGGTTTAGACATAACCAAATAAAAGTTACTTGGAATGACCCTGAAGCAAACTATGAAAAACAAGTTTTATTTGTAGAAGATACTGATAATATAATTAAAACAAGACAAATAAGATCAAAAGATACAGTAGCCTTTGGATGTACTTCCGAAGGACAAGCTACTCGATATGGTAAGTGGCAACTACTTAGTGAACAATTAGAAAAAGAAACCGTTTCATTTGCAACCTCAATTAACGCTTCTTTCTTAAAACCTGGTGATGTTATTCGAGTACAAGATGCTGACAGAAATAATGTTAGATTTTCTGGTAGAGTATCTACAAGCTCAAATACAACGCATATTAATATAGATGGAGCTCCTAATTTAAGTAATAGTTCAACCTATAACTTACATTTGATTTATCCAGAAGGTGGTGCATTCTTACAACAAGATAATGCAACTATTCTTGGTGGATCATATCAGAGAGGAGATTTCATTCAATATGCGAATAATACTAGTGGTTCAAATACTGCTATAACATCATCAATTTTAGCCAGTAATGCTGTTGACGACAGCGGCAATGTCCTAGATTTAGTCTGGTCGGGGGAAACTAGAGTTGAGACCCAAGAAATCAGCTCATACAGTGCTGGACAAGTCGTTGTCGGAACAGCTTTTACTTCTGCACCAAATGTAGAAGTAATCTGGGGTATAACAGAAATCGATGCAAGTGGAGAAGCTGTAGCAGGATCTACAAAAGAGTATGTAGTACAGAGTATTCAAGAAGATTCTGAAAAATTAACATTTACAATTAATGCACTAGAATATGCACGTAAGAAATTTGGATTGGTTGACAGAGGTTATGATATAACACAAAGATCAGATGTAACTAGACCGCCTAAGAAAATAGATACAGTACCAGCACCTACTGATATGACAGTATCATTTGTAAGATCAGGAACTTCTGATGCTTTGACAGATGTTGAGAATACAAGAGATGGTATTGATATCCTTATTTCGTGGCAACATCCCCAATCAATTAGACAAGATAAAGACGGTAATGATATTACTTCAAAATATGAATATATTAAAAGGTACGAACTACAGCATAATGTAGGTGAGATTGGAAATAGATTTACAACCCAATATGTTGATCCAAGTGTAAACTCATATAGAATAAAAGACGTACAACCAGGACAATATAGATTTAGATTAAGAGTTCTTAATACTATAGAAAACTACTCTGCTTACGTATCAAGAAGACTATTTATTGATGAAACAAAAGTTCCATCAATGAGTGCTTCTAGACTATCTAGGCTTGCAAAAGGTGGTGTACTAACTGTAAGTCCTAATGTATACGCAAATGGATTATTCTATCTTGCAGAAGCTAATTACGATTTTACTCCGCAAATTTCAGGAGATACTTTACTTGTTAGAAGTGGAACAACCCCACAAACACAACAAGCTTTTTCTAGTTTATCAAATGGGCAAGAGGGATATGTATTGTATGATTATGATGATACAGCAGACCCACTTAAAGCTCTTGTAGTTTATACAGATGTATTAGCAGGACACCCAACAGATGATGCAAATAATAAATATGAGTTTGAATATTTAGGAGAACTGGGAGCTGCAAATAGTGGTATTACTAAAGCAACAGGAACTGTTACTATTAGTAATGGAACTGGTATAGTAACTGGATCAGGAACTACATTTACAACTCAATTTGCTGAAGGCGATAGAATTATAATTGGAGATGCAGGAAATACAAGATATTTTGCAGCAATTTCTCAAATCGCAAGTAATACAAGTCTATACTTAGATCAAGCAGTACCAAGAAGTTATAGTGGAGCAAATGTATTTTATCTAAGCTATAATCCAGATTTTGTTAAAGATACTATAATTGGTACTGTAGCAAATAATGCAGGAACCTTTGCCTTTACAAACTTTACGAGAGGAGCAAAAGGAGATGATGGTGCTGACGGAGCCGATGGTGTGGATGGTGCAGATGGTGCTGACGGAGCAGATGGAACAGATGCAAGAGCAGTAAATTTAACTGTTGGTGATCAAACAATAGAATACGATACAAATAATGCAAATCCAAGTCCTTCTTCTACAACAGTAACTGCAACTGCCTTAAATACAAGTGGCACTGTCTATTATGAATTTTTTAAAAATGATGTAAGCGTACAAAATACTACATCAAACACTTACAGTTATTCTGCACCTTCATCATACACAAGTATGCCAGAAAAAATAGAAGTACAAATAAGAGAGGGTTCAAGTTCTGGCACAATACTAGCAAGAGATCAAATAACAATTTCTGGGTTAAAAGCAGGTACAAATGCTATAACAATAGTTTTATCTAATGAAGCTCATACGCTTCCCACTACAAGTGCAGGAGTAGTAACTTATACAGGTTCAGGAACAGATATAGAAGTTTGGAATGGAACAACCCAAGTTCCTTATGATGGAAGTTCCCCTTATGCTTCCCCTTCTTTTAGAGTTTCAGCTGCAGGAACAAGTATTACGCCAGGAAGTGCAAGTACAGTTTCAACTTATACAAGAAGATTTGCTGATCATTCAAGCATGACAGCAGATAATGCAGCTATAACTTATACAATTATAGTAAAAAATGAAGCAGGAGTAGAAAATACATTTACAAGAAAACAAAGTTTTGCAAAATCTATACAAGGAGCAGACGGAGCTAACGGAGCTAATGGTCCAAGAAATGCAACAGGTTATATTTATTATCAAGCATCATCCGCTAGTTCGCCAACAAGCGGTGCGAATGTATCTGCTACAAGTGTAACTTATAACTGGTCAACATCTAGATTAGCAGGTGGTGTGATTGGAACAGGTAGTACAAATTGGAATCAAAATCCTCCAACTTATACAGGAAGCAATTCAAATAAATATTGGTATGCATATTATAGTGTAGTAGAGTCTAGTTTTGGAGGAGCCTATACAGTTACTTTTAGTATTCCGTATGAGGGACAAAACTTTACAGGTCTTGTAACATTTACTGGAACAAACACAATTACTGATGGGTCAAATACAACAACAGCAATAACATCAACAGATTTAGGATCCAGCGGAACAACAACTATTGATGGTGGAAGAATTACAACTGGAACCATTGATGCAAACAGAATTAGCATAGCAGGTAAAAATATATCTGATCTTACAAATGATTCAGGATTTACAGATGATACAACAGCTGCTGCTGCCTATGGACAAGCAAACTCTGCGTATGGTCAAGCAAACTCCGCATATGGTCAAGCAAACTCTGCGTACGGTGAAGCAAACTCCGCACATGCAACAGCAAATTCGAAGGTAACACATGCTGCTGTAAATACTTCCTCAACTATTGTTGGAGGAGGCGTCGGCGGATGGAGTATAACCACCTATCACTTAGGAGGAGGCGCACAGTCTAATCCAGCAACTAGAAACTTTAATACAGGAGTATCTTCTTCAGGAAATGCATCCTACTTAGCTAATGGAGGTATTTTATTAGGATCAGATGGTTTCTTATCATCCAATCAATTTTATATTGATACATCAGGAAATGCTTTCTTCAAAGGAGACTTATCAGCTGCAACTGTAACAATAGGACAGATTGCTTCTTTCCCTAATACAGCCGCTATGAACACTGCTACAACTAATGCGGATACTAAAGCAGGTAATGCTTATAGCCAAGCTAATACTGCAACTACTAATGCAGGTAATGCTTATAACCAAGCTAACTCTGCTTATGGAGAGGCTAATTCTGCTCATGCAACAGCAAACACAAAAGTAACTCATGCTACTGTAAATGCTTCATCAACTATTGTTGGAGGAGGAGTAGGTGGCTGGGGTATAACTACTTATCACTTGGCTGGAGGAGCTCAATCTAATCCTTCAACCAGAGATTTTAATACAGGGATATCTTCTTCAGGTAACGCTACATTCCTTGCAAATGGTGGTATCGTTATGGGATCTGACGGTTTTATTTCTGCAAAGCAATTCTATATAGACGCTAGTGGAAATGCCAAATTTAAAGGAGATATAACTGGAGCAACAGGTACTTTTTCAGGTAGTATTAGTATAGGTAATGTTACAGGCGCACCCAACACTGATGCAATGAATACTAATACTAGCAATGCTTATGGACAAGCCAATACTGCAACTAATAATGCAGCCACAGCTCAAAGTACCGCAGATAGTAAAACAACACTAGCAGCTGCAAATACCGCCGCTAATACAAATACACTCTCAAATGGATCAAAAACTGGAGGTGCAGTTGGAGGTTGGACAATTACAGCAAGTACTATTGCAAGTGCAAATATTACGATTGATTCATCAAATCAGCGAATAGTTATATCAGACGGAACATAATGGCAGATAGAGTAGTATTAGGTAATTTAGGAAGCAGTAATTTTGGACTTAGAGTATCCAAGCCGTCTACAAATGTATTAAGTACAACTGCAAATAATTTAATATTTAATTCAACAACTACACGTGTGGGACAGATATATGCAGGTGCAAATTTTACAGCAACTTCATCAGCTATAACTTGGACATCTGGAAGTAAGGCAACATTAACTTATATTCCAGAGGTTTTAGTAAATGAGGCAAATACAGCAATTTTACATAATGAAAATATAGTAAGTAATCCAAGCTTTGACAGTTTTACAGAAGATCTTATTAGAGAGTATGATACTTATAAAATTTCAAATACAAGTGTAACTCCACTCCGTATGAGTTTATCATATTCTCCAGCCAATACTTCACGAACAAGTGCAGCAGGTGCTTTTAT